CATCTATTGCTTCAATTTGTTCCCTTTCGTTTTCCGCTTTCAATATTATCTGTTCCCTTTCGTTTTCCGCGTCCTTCTGTATTTTTAATTTTGCGTTTTCCGCTTCTGTTTTTATAGTATCAATATTTTTTTGTGTGTCTTCTTTATTTTTGACAATTCCTACATCTACTTGTTTTTGAAGTTCTGAATTCTTTAATCTTTCAACATATTGTTGTCTTTCAACAGCATTTTTTGAAATTTGTTCGGTGCGTATTGTTAAATCGCGGACAATACTAACAATACTTGCTAGTGTATTAACTCCAGCAACTGCAGCGGTTCCAGCGTGATCTACAACACCTGACGCTGCTTTTGCTGTGGAAACCGCAGCGGTTCCAATGTGTCCTACAACACCTGACGCTGTATTTAATCCACTGTTAGCAATATTTCCAGTTGCTTCCAAACCAGCATTTGCTACTACCCCGGCTGTTGAAACAGCTTTGTTTGCGACATTTAAACCTGTATTTACTGTTCCCAATACTAGGTTTGTAGTGTTTTTTCCTATATCACCGAGTGCTTCCATAACTATACTATGTACTCATATTTTAATAAACATAATATTTGTAAAAAAGATATAAACCTACATTATGTATCAGATTATATATACATATCATATCATATGAACGAAGAAAATCACGTATTAACTATCAAGACAGTACAGATACAACCCATCCGCAATCTCACGACTGCGCTAAAGGACATCTTGACGGATGCGACCATCACATTTACCAAGGATTCGATGAAAATCATCAATTTTGATAAAACCCATACGATGTTGGTCAGTGTGATTCTTCACAATAACAAGTTCGAGTTGTATAAGTGTGTCCCCGATAAGATTGTTGTATGCACCAATACCATGCATTTCTTCAAGCTGATTTCTACGTTGTCCAACGACGACACCCTCACTATGTATATCGACAAGGAAGATTACCAAGACGGAATTGTCTCATATTTGGGGATGGAATTTGATAACAAAAATGTAGGGCAGACTTACGACTACAAGTTACGTCTCATTGACCCCGATCCTGAGGAGCTGATTATCCCCGATGTGGAGTATTCAACTATTATCAATTTACCCACGGCGGATTTCCAGAAGATTGTGCGCGACTTGAATGCGATTACCGACCGCGTTGAAATCAAGTCTGTGGGAAATGACCTGATATTCACGTCGGTGGGCAATTTCGCCAAGACCAAGTTCAAGCGTTCGGAGACGGACCGTCATATGGATTTCATCGTGAAACCCGACCCATCTGTGGTCGTCCAGGGTGAATTTTCCGTGAAGAGTTTGAACAATTTCATTAAGTGCACGCCATTGTGTAGTCACCTGGAGATGTATTTGGGAAATGACTTGCCGCTTATTGTTAAATACGATGTTGCGTCGCTTGGGTCAATTCGTCTGTGCCTAAGTTCGTTGCCGTCGCTATAATCTAACAATGTTGTATTCAAGGTTTTTGATACCATGTGAATATTGACTCGGCACGGTTTTTATGCCTAAAAATTTGCTATCTACACAATTCATTTTTGTAAATAGCTCCTTAGTATTATATTTTTTGATGGGTGGATTCAAGTTCTGCTGTATCACGATTGTTTCGTTATCATTGCTCTCTACTATTATAGCAACATGTCCATGTGGAAAATAGGATTTTGTGTATTTCCAAAAAAGCATCGACCCTGGTCTAAGATAATACGAATATGTGTTTTCATATGGATATGAAAAAGTCCCCAATTTACACTTTTTAACCTTTCAAGTGCCGATTTATATATTATAATTCTGCGAAGCAGAATTATTGAATATAACAAAGGTTATTTATCGGTTACAAAGTAACAGTTGCCTAATTATATTCAAAAATGCCGACCCTCTGGGTTGGCGTTTAGAATATAAAAGGGTGGAACATTTGTTTGTGCGTTTGATAATGACGTTATTCTGTGAAAAAAATCAATTGCATCAATCACATTTGGAAATATAACGTGTTTTATAGTTGAAAAAAAACGGCGCACAAGTTCAATACATTCAAAAGGAATACCAAATTCAGTAGTGTATATTTTATTGGATCTTTTTACATATATATATATATATCGACTTTCATTGTAGTATATTATACATATAAAAAATATATATATTTAACTATGATGTTAGGTTTCACATAATATGGCTATTTACCTAATACATTTGCATATACGTTTGGATCCAAAAATTTATATATTTCTATAATAATATAATGGTTTGTTAATAATATTATTATATCAAAAAAAATGAAAAAATACATTTACATTCACGTATGTTGTATAAATAATTGGAAGCAGGTTTTTAACCAACTGTATTCAACTATTAAAACTAGTGGGTTATACAACATTATTACCAGTATTAAATGCAATATTTTATCTACAGACGATCAAGACGCATTGTTTTTTACAGAGCTAAACGATAGTAAAATCGAAATCTTGGGAATACACAATAATTTGAATTTGTATGAAACACCAACGATAAATATGCTATACGAACATTCATTTAAAGAAGATTTTTATGTTTTGTATCTACATACTAAGGGTGTTACTCACAATAATACAAATATAAATGTAATTGATTGGATAAATTTTCTGATATATTTTAATATACAGCGTTACGAAACTTGTGTTAAAAATCTGTTGGAGTACGACACAGTTGGTGTAAATTTACATCACGCAGATAAAACATCACCCACACATTATTCTGGAAATTTTTGGTGGTCAAAATCCGACTATATTCGAAAGTTGGGAAAATGCGTTTTATTACGTTATACATCACCCGAGACGTGGATTGCGGAGAAAAACATCGGTAAATATTTGTGTTTATGGAAATCGAATGTGAATCATTATGATACTCGGTATGAAGAATATAATTACACGCAATTTACAATGAAAATATATTATGGAGTTTATGAATGCGCAATTGATATTACAGATGTTTGTTTATCAAAATTCACAGAAAATAATATTATCTCTATTCCTATGGGCGATGTAAACAGGGCTTACCATTTTACCGACCCTATGCTGGGGGTTGTAAAAAGAATAATAATATTACAGAACGGCGTTTTTACTGATTACGACCAATATACACAAATAAAAATAAATACATTGACTAACACTTTGACGGTGATGAAGGAAACTGATATCAATTGCAAATTACAAACGATTCATTCAAAGTTGTCTTTGAATTATGGTAGTTTTTATGAAGAGTTTCCAGAACAAAAAATGGCGACCAGATTTTTGGCGGGACATGAAAAGATTTTGGAGATTGGTGCAAATATTGGGAGAAATTCGATGATTATTGCGTCACTGTTGGAAGACAGTAAAAATCTGGTTTCACTCGAATGTGATGTAAATATTGCAAAACAATTGACTGAAAATAGAGATGCAAATAATCTTGGTTTTCATATTGAAAATTCCGCATTATCTAATAGAAAACTAATACAAAAAGGTTGGGAAACTATACCGAGTGATGTTTTGCTGGAAGACTATAATTGGGTTGATACGATTTCTTTGGTTGATTTGAAGGCAAAGTATAATATTGTATTTGATACGTTGGTTCTGGATTGTGAGGGGGCGTTTTATTATATTTTGATGGATATGCCTGAAATATTGGATAATATCAAATTGATTATTATGGAAAATGATTATTGGAACGAAGATAAGAAAAAGTTTGTTGATGATGTATTGGTGAAAAATCGATTTTACGTGGATTATTCTGCTCCACTATTAGACATTTATGCAGGTTATACTGGCCCCTATGTAAATAACTTTTATGAGGTGTGGAAACGGGTGTTGTAAATTATATAATGTTTAACCAATATAATTATATAGCTGTAATATAATTATTCAGATGTCTGACCAACAATATATATATTGTGTTCACGACAAATTATACAATTTAGTAGATTTTGTTAGTAAACATCCAGGCGGAACCAATGTTTTTTCCAATTTAAAGTCATATTCTGATATCACGCCAATGATATATAGTTACCATAAAGATTCCTCTATTATTTTCGAGATTTTATCAAAGTATGATATTTCCGCAAATGACCTTGGGCAAGTAACATACAAGACAAATTATAATTATGAAAAATACAAGGTCCTGAAACAGCGACTGTATAATGAAATCTATAGCAAGGGATTACCTCTATATTGGTCGACTAAGGAAATCATTTATAATCTGGGTGGATTCGCCATATACCTTTGGATTTGGGCATATTGTGCTACTCATCAACCAGTATCTTCATGGTGGTTTGTCTTGTTATCAATTATAAATATTGGTCATTGTGCCCTCCTTTTTCATGAAACCTCTCATTACACTGGATTCAAAAATCAACATTTTAATACATTGTTATCGCATCTTGCGGTAGCACCTGTCCTTACTACCGAAGAATGGAAATGGGACCATAACTATTTACATCACGGATTCACAAATACTGAATTTGACGCGGATTTCAATGGACATCAACAGGTTTTTCGTCATTCAGATCAACATCCCTATTATTTTCAACATCGGTTTCAGCATCTATATGCGGGTGTGATAATGTGTCTTGGCGGATTTAGTGGACAAATATATAGTATTACACATAAGCGATGGAATATTTTGTTGTTTTTATGTATCCTCTATTGGTTTGGGTTGTATAACACATTTATATTTTATTCGTTGACTGGGTTTTTGTTTTTGACTACTGCTCAGTTGTCTCATATCCAACCAGAATGTGTTAGAGGTGAGTCCAATGATTTCTTGGAGAATCAGGTCACTAGTACAATGAATTACCGTACCGATTCTATTGTTGCTCGATATTTGTGTTTTGGATTGGATATTCAGATAGAACATCATTTGTTTCCAAATATTCCACACAGTACATTGCGGCAAGTCCAGCATATTGTTCGTGAATATTGTGCAGAAAATGGTATACCGTATATTGAAAAATCAAATGTTATTGAGATGGTAAAGACATATTGGCGGCATTTATATACATTGAGCGCTATAAAAAATGAATAATTTTTGGAAATGAATAATTTTTGGAAAATGTTGAGACATATAATATTTTTATATGCCTCTATTTGTGTCTTGGAATTTACTGTACTGCTTCCATTTTTTTCAAAAATTTTAGAAAAGGATGGAACAGATGTTGGCAACTGTTCCATGTAAACGTGTTTTAATAAACATTTTTACCTACAATTATGGATACTAATTTGTAAATTTACTAAAAATTTGTAATGGAACAGTTGCTAATATCTGTTCCATTCATTAAAACCCCCTATTTTACACCATTGCGCATTGTAAATGCGCAATATGCAACATCTTGCTCACTCATATCCGCCGACAAAGTCGGCGTTTTGAATGTGCAAAGGTGTAAAGACCCCATGAGATTTCTATTTTGGACATTTTTAGACATTTTAAAAATGTCCATTTTTGGATTCATCAAGATAATCTTTTTTATGCGCACTGAAAAATTCGAAACTAAAAATGTTGGAAATTGTCGCTCTGAAAATGGTAAGAAAAACATTATTGGAGTATTGGAATTTTTAATAATTTTTAAAAATGACTCCCCTAAAAATGGACATTTTTGAAAGGATGGAACAGATGTCGGCAAGTGTTCCAACCAAACGTTTTTTCCTTAAATAATTATAAACAAAATTACCTACATTTAAGGATACGGATTTGTATATTTACTAAAAAATTGTAATGGAAAACTTGTGGATCGGTGTTCCATCCATAAAAACCCATATTTTACACTTTAGCACATTTAAAATGCCGACTTTTACATGTGCTATAAATTTTTCTTTAATTTTCGTGTTTTATTTGACTTTTTCCTAATAATTTTAGTTGATCTTTGATAAGCAAGAGTTCGAGAAAAACAAAGCGTAAAAAATAAAAAGAGATTTAAGGGTCGTGGTTAAATAGATCATTTCCAAAATTTTTATAAGTTAATATAATATGTCTATAAATACTGAATATTTACAAAAATATATAGAAATTGTTAGTAAATCAAATCTAGTAGCGAAATTATATGCTAACAATAACTTTTCAAGTAAAATGCGTGGCTTAGTTGGACTCGCTAATAGATTTATAAAAAAAATCCAAATATCCCAA